GTAGTAAGGTCAACTTCTGAAACATTCACGCCTGGTGATAGTTGAAAAGCCATAGTTTAATCTCCTTTATTTGCAGGCTGATATGCGTTTTTATGATGTATTTATGTTTTTATAAAATTGAGGATGGATACCCACGGTCTTTCACAAAAGACCATCTATTATTACCATCGTCAACAACTTCTTCTTTGATACCATCATCAAAAATACCTACAGGTGCAATATTTTCTTCAACCAATAAGTTTTGTTCTTCAACTAATCGCCTACGAATATCTCCGTTTGTCGTTTCTTTGAAAAAACTTTGTGCGGCCAACCAAGAAAACATAACCAAAGTCATGGCCATATCATCATGGTTGCCTTCTTCAGCTTTGTAAGTATCTTTATCTCTTGAAAATGTATATAGTTCCAACAAAGTGTCTTGGTCATTAATGATTAGTTTATCACTCTCTACCATGGCCTTAAAGTTGGCACAACCAATTTTCTTTACTGAAGTGGTTGTTCTAAGTCCAAAAGAAACTGATTTCTTAAAACCAGCTGAAATATGTTGACCTTTAATATTGTGGTGTTCTAACTTAAATATATTATCATATTCAAGGTCATAATGTAATATGTCTACTACCTGTTGACCAATGTTATTGGTTTCTGCAAGTATGAAAGCCTCATTGTATTTCATACCTGCTGAGTAGATAAGTGTTGGGTAAATTAAGGTTGGTATTTTATTGTTTCGATATTTTGCCACCTGTCGATAAGGTATGGATGTAACATCAATTACTGAAAATGCAGAATAGTCCAGACCAACACCTTCCGAACTATCTACTGTAATAACATACATGTGACCTTTTTGTGGATACTCATATACATCAAAACCATCAGACGATTCTATTGGAGTTTCATATGATAAAGCTTTAAGTTTAGCGGCAGAAATAAGTGTTGCGGTAGAACCAATAAACTCTGTTTCAAACTCTTGTCTGAATTGTTCTTCTGAGGTATTGCGTATTGTTTCTTCTTTCCACTTTTGATCACGGCCTGGCACCATAGACCAATGAACTTCAACTGGTTTATATAAACTTCTTTTTTCTGTGGCATCTTTCCACATTTTATAAAAAAGATTCAAACCATTTGGTGTAGAAACAATAATAACTTTTGTTGATTGACCAGATGAGATAACTGGATAGGTTGATGTAAAGAATTCTTCTGCAATATTATTAGGTACGAAAGCAAACTCGTCTAAGAATACTAAGTTATATGTACCGCCTCGAACACCAGCACCAGAGGTTGCGTATGCATATATCTTAGATTTGTTTTCTAACTCAATGTTACCTCTATTCCAAACTAAAATACCTTGTTGCATCCAAGTAGGTAAATATTCATAGGCATATTGTACTCTACCTAAAATTTCACGAGCAAGAGAACCTTTGTTGGCAAGAATTGCAATTGAATAGTTGTCATTAAACAAAACAGACCACAACATGTATCCAACTGTCGTGGTCGTTTTTCCAACCTGTCGTGGCATCTTTGCAATACAGAATCGATTGTTGTGGAAATCTCGCACCATATCTTCTTGGAACGGCCACATTTCAAAAGGCACAAGACCACGATCTACGTTAACGATCTTAACATAGTTTCTAATAAAATAAATAGGATCATTCATACACTTGGCAATTTCAATTAATTGCTCTTCCGTGTACGATATTTCAGTACCAGGTTTTTTTAAACTGGAGTTACCTAGGTAACCATCATCAATAGCCATTGTTTACTTTGTAAAACTTCTTAACATCCAGCCATGTTTTTGGTGTTGATCTAAAATATCTTGTAAAAAGTTACCTACTGCTGGCTCATTTGCATTTTCAGCAGCGGCAATACCAGCACGCAGATGAACCATATAACGATCATTACTAGTTTTTAAATCTTCAATCATGGCTAATGCATTTGGTACAGAATCTTTTTCTTCAATGTCGGATAGTTCCATCATTCTACTTAAAGATACTGGCGCATATGAATCTAAGGCTCGGATATGTTCTGCAATAGGGTCAACATTGCCATATACAGACTCATAAAAATCTCCTAAGAATCCATGATATTGTGCAAAATCAGGACCTTCAACATTCCAATGAAATGCATGTGCTTTAAAATACAACCCAAAAGTTGTACCTAAAATTGTTTTCATTTGTTCAATTAATGTTTCCATAGTATTCCTATTTATTAGACTTAATCATCTTGATTAAATCTTCTGTTGATCCTATAAACACCGCTTTATCAATATTCATATTGTTTGATTGCTTAGGTTCTAAATCTCTTTTTCTTTTTTGTACTTCCATTAAATCTTTATTCATGTCTGCCAAATGTTTTAACATGTTAGCAGCAACTTCGTATGCTCTTGGATGTTCCGATTCTTTAGCAACATGCAGTAGACCATCTATGGCTTCGTTGCCTTTGGCAATTAAATCACGAATATTTTCACGAGCAAACTCTGCATCGTTTTGAATAGGATCTAATATAGGTACTACTTCTGTGTGTACAGGTATTGGTTCTACATTTAATAATTCAGATAACTTCTCATTAGTCTTTTTCACTTAATTAACCCCAAGTTCCACCAGTAAAGTTTATATATTTCCAAATGTTGTTTGCACCATCGGTATAATTTTCTACGCAACGATAAAATTTGTCATTGTCAATAGAAATAAATCCTTCTCTATCTCCTGGATCACCTTTAGATGTTAAAGGTATTGGTGTATGCCATTGTACCACAACACCATCAACAGAAAAAACACCTGTAACAGTTAAATTACTAGTAGTAATATTTGAAGTGACAGCTAAATTACCAGTAATTGTACCACCATTAGCTGAAAGTTTTGTATTGGCACTAGCAAAGGCCGCATTAGCATAAACGCCAGCAGAAGTTACATTCTGTATTGACCTTTCAACGGCAGAATCTATTTGTGATATTTTTATTCTTCTCTTATTCTAAGGCCTGTTTCGGTTATTAAATATTCACCAGTATTTGCTATGAGATAAGTTTCATCAAATCTTTCTTCAGAGAAACCAAACTCATCATCTGGCATAGCATCATACGGATCAGGTATTGTAGAAATTGCAGTTGCTAAATTGTATGTTGTTGTATTAGCCTGTAAGTATATATTTGTATTTGCTTGGCGAATAACTTTACCACTTTTAACAGCAGGCCAAATATATCCTTTTGCAGTAAATTCCAAATCCCAAGTAATTAATCTAGTACTCATCATGTCACCTTCATAATCTGTGGTTGTATTTACAGAGTTTAGTACAATAGGCATGTCGTACTTTTGATCCATTGGTTGAATAAAATCAACCGTGACTGTAAAATCTGGTGTAAAAAATGGCAATATTTGTTCTAAAATTTGTGTACCATCTTCTGTATTGCGAACATAGATTGACATTGAAAAATTAAAATCATATGGCACAGGAGCATATTGAGTATTAAACGCTGTAGTAGTATTTGCTGAAAAATTGCGAAGCATACTCATTTGCTTACGGCCTACATCATAATTCATACCTGTTAATTCGAATGAAATTCTAGGTACAGCCGTTGCAATAGATTTGGTTAATTCGGGATCAGAAGTTAACCTTGTCATATATTTTTCTTTTGCACCATATGACAAAGGTACTTTAAATATTTCTTTAGGTGTTGTGCCTGCATATCTCTGAACCTGTATATCATTAAACAGAGTACCAAAAGCAACAACTATTTTGCGAATTGTGCGATTATAAAAATGAGATTGACCTAACATTAATCACCACCAAATGGATTAGTTTCTGTCCAATCTAATATCAGATCAGATTCAGTTTCAATACGGTTATTATCCGCAACATCTTCAAAAGCATTATCAAGAGTAACTTTATCATTAGAACTTGCCAATACCCATGTTGAATTACTTTCTGCACCTTTAACACGAACATTGGCAACAAAAGTACCTTCTGTTCGAATTACATCAACATATTGACCCGTTTGCCAAGTATGTACAATGGCTTGAACATCTGCGTTAGCTGCATCAGTACCTTGATATATAATTTCACCAGGAACAAACGCACCAGAACCGCCTGTAAGATTAACTGTAAGTCTAGTTCTCTTATAGGCATCAAATACTTGTTCATCAACTTCAGTAACACCAGTTTCAATAATTTCTTCTGAAAATACATACTGTTTAAGTTTTAATGAATAAACATAAACATTACCACCACGACCACGGCCTAATGTATAAAACATAGCTTGGTCATTTTCGTGTTCTACAAAAGTAATTTCAAAAAAGTTTTTTAGTAAAGGCAAATAAATTAAATCGCCTTCTCTAGGTCTTGTAGGTGCTCGATGTTCTTCTGGAGTTATATCACCTAAAATTGGTGTTTGAAAGTTTGTTGCACCAACAGTATATTTAAATCTACGGCGAGAAACGAGTAAAGTAATTTCATCACGAATCTCTAAACCAAATTTAGAAATAAAATCTTGTTCACCTTCCATGCCTGTAATATTTTCAAGATACATTTCAATTTGATGAGCGCTACGATATTGCTTCATCGTATCTTCACCATACAACATATCTTCAGTACCACCACTACTTCTTGGTAGATAATATACATCCATGCCATAGATACCCATAGCTTCAATAACCAAATCTTCAACAAGCAACTGCTCGTTAGTTATTTG